AAGAAGGAAAATATTTCATTGGAGTTCCATTCTTAGTTTCAACTTTATCTTCTCTATATTCGTAGATATCGTACATACCATCAAACTTACCAGCCTTTAAAGAGTTGGCGAATGCGTTAACATCTTGGTCAATTTTATCTGAAACTGAACTACCATCATGGTTAGAGATGTTGATACGAGTAGAAGAACCACCACTATAAACATCAGAAGTAGCCCATACTTTGATTGATGGGTAATTTTTAGTTACATATTGTTTGATAACAGAAGCACAATGTTTTGCTCCCATGTAGATATAATTACTACCATCGTAAGAATCTTTTTGAAGAGCATTCTCAGGTAAAAGGAATTCTTGATTTAAGTAGTTGATTTTGATTTTTTTAGTAGCCATAATTTTAGGGTTTTAATGTTTTAAGTTTTATTTATCTCTCAATCTTTATTACATAGTAAATATACGAATAAATGTTGGTATTTCCAAATTTAAAATGTTAAAATTTTGTTAAAGTTTTATTACTGATAAACTTGGAATAAAATCGGTTTTGTATTTGCCATTGGTATAGTCACCAATTACAGTATCGATGAAATCTTTTAAAAGGTAAGTTCCATCAGAAGAACCAAAACCTTGGTCCTCATCCCAATCAGAACTCCATTCTTCTACAATTTCAAGTGAAGTTTGTAGTAAATCCCATTGTGGAATTTCTTCATCTTTAATCATTTGAACGAATCCTTCGATTCTACTTTTTGCTCTGAAAACTAAATCTTGTGGGTGTATTAAATAATTCATAATTTTAGGGTTTTAAGGTTTTTTATCTCTCTCAATCTTACATAGTAAATATACAACATTTTTTTGGTTTTACCAAATCTCAAATGTTAAAATTTTGTTAAAATTTTTGGGTTGTATTTTCACCATTTGATTCGATATGTTCGTTGATTAACTGAACAATATCTTCAACTCGTCTGTAATCTTCGGTTGGTAGGATTAGAGCCTTGGTAAGTAACTCATCGTAAAGGTAACCATCCCAAATACCACAAAGTAAGTTTTCCAACTCAGTCATTACTTCTTTTTGAGTTTCCCAAATATAATCGGTAGCTCTTTTAATAGTAGTTGAATGATATTCCATTAGGAATTTATCAAATAATTCGTGTCTGTTAAATCTTTTATAGTTCATAGTTTATAGTTTTAATTAACTCTCATTTACAAAGTAAATATACAAAAAAAAGTTGGTATATCCTAATGATTTACCAACTTTCTTTAAATTATTTTGTTATATTTGTAACAATTTATTTTTTATAAAATTGTAATAAATTTGGTAAATATAATTTTAGATTTTTAATATTTGATGATGCCAATCTAATTGCAATTAAATTTGAATCAGATACACTATTATCGCTGGTACTTGTTTCCATCGGACCAGTGATTCTCCACCGAATGTTAGCTACTCTATATTGGGGATTTGCTAATGTTTTTAAATAGGTAGTCTGAGATACTTCAATTATAGGTGAGCTTTTATCCATAGTTTTTTGAACAAAATATCTATTAATAAATCCTCGTTTATAATCATCATCATTAGGCGTTGGTATAAAAGCTAGTATTCTAGATTCTGTTTTAATAGTTTCACCATTAAATACCTTTTTATAATCACTTAACTTACTCATACTTATTCCTTATTCTTTATTTTTACCACCCGGTCTTAAACCGGTTTTAACTGATGTAAACCACCCACTCGAATCAATTGAATGTTCTAAACCATCTACTTGAAAGAAATGAGGTTCGCTGAAATTTTTAGGTAACCCATCTATTCGTAAAATATCACCACGTTTAAAACCACTAATACCATGTACCTTAAAATCAAATGTAGCCATACCATATGGTGCATTAAGAGTATCTTTACCAGACCCCTCACCATCTGTATCCTTCGGTTTTCCCGCATTTAGTGCAGTATCAATTCCTTTATCAATATTAAAAACTTGTTGTAAAGCTAGTGTATCTGACCAAGTACCAACCATTAAAACATCTTCAATTGCAGCATCGTTGTCTTTATTCCAATCCAATCCACCTTGAATAATATCGTATCTATCTGTTCTATATTGAATTTTTGGAAATACCCCTGCTTTACCTAAAAAGAATTCATAGTTGGCTAATCTAATTTCTTCTTCTTTTGGAGCTTTTGGGGCTGGTATAGTTTTACCAGATTCATCTTTCCCAACATCTTCCCATTGGATAGCAGAGAGTATCGTACCGACACTATCTTGTGTCTTATTGCCACTAAATACAGAACCTATTATGGGTACTGGGTTTACATCTGGATTTGGTCCATACTTATTATCATTCGATAACCTTTTTTGAATAGTTGAATTCATTGTTGCCGCAGGAACTGATACAGAAAATCCTGCATCTAAGAAAGGCGATTTTGTACCACGCGATTGGAATGTTTTGATACCATCGTTTCGAGTAACCACTTTACTAATATCACCAGTAAAATTTAAATCTACAACTTGTAGTTCATTTTTACCAGTTTTCTGATTGGGTCTTTCTACAATTTGAAATTTCCACAATGAGTTTACAGCACCACTCATACCATTGAGTAAATCATACAATACATCACGTTGGGTATAGTTAGGAGTTTGTATAACTTCACAAAAGAAACTAAAATTGATATATAAGTTTTTTACCCAACCCCACCAACCTTTTGGTGCGTTATATGGAATAAATGTTCCATCAATTTTATTCCAAGCATTATCTTCATCTGTTAACTCATAATTAGATGGAAATGCATGAGGTACTTTTACATCCCCATATGTACCATTTTTAGCTCGAGTTCCACTATAATAACCCATAACAGTTTTAGGATGTAAATTCTGAGTATTTTCATCTAAGTTTTCAAAATTTATAAAATCTGTTTTAGCTTCTTTTCCTGAAAAGGCATCTATTAATCCAAATGCAGGTGCTTTTACATTTGGTATATACAATTTAGTTTTATCAGTACTCCACATATGAGGGAATGCTGAACAGACACAATCATCTACATTGATTAACAACGATGAAGTACTGTCCTTACATCCATTATCTTTCACCGGTCTGTTTTCTCTTAATTCAGCTGAATAACTGTTTAGAATATCTATTGCTAACTCAAATCTAATAAATTTTTCTTCTGATACTAATGGTTCACTTGATGGAATTTTTAGTTTTTCACCACTTTTTGTCATCAATGCAGTACTCTTACCCCAATTCGATATTAAATTATCAAGGATAACCAAATCCATATTAATATACGATGATTGGTCTATAAACATCTTTTTAGTATCACCACCTTCTAATTTTACTTTTAACTTATTTCCAGCTTCTCTAAGTTCTTTTATTTTATAGGTTTGTTTAGCAGCAGGTAACTCATTTACCATTTGAGCAAATAAAGCATTACCTGCAGGATTATTTTTTTTATCTTCTGTTAATGCTTGAATATCTTGAGGACTAAATATTTTACCACTTTTTCCTGTTTTATTAGTTGATGATGATGCATCTTTATGAGTTTGCATATATTCAGCAACTTCCCCAATCGATGTACATTCTACTTTTAATATATAAGTTTCATTATCACCAAATTCGATACCCCCACCAGTGATTACACCAAGTGTTGCATCGTAATCGTAATCTGAATTTGCTCGTTTATTTGCAATGTGTTGCCATTTATTGTATTTAGCAATATCACATGGGGTTATAGCACCACCAGGATTTTCCTTACCTACCCATTGAGAACGTGCTGCAGTAGTATTCCACCCCCACTCCATTAATAAATAAAAACCAGGTTCTAAAAAGTAAGAACTCAAGGCTTCCATGTGTTCTAATGTATAAGCAATGATATTAAATGATATTTTTCTTCTCCCAATATCAGCTTCATCAATTGATAATGCACTAACCAACGGAGATGGACGTAATGGTCTACCAGGTACGGTAACTGGAGTTTTCATATCCAATTGATATCCTAATATACCTGATTTTTCTTCAACCGTTTTTCCACCACCATCTTTATACTCATAATTACCATATCTAGCAGTAAATGAATCACCATTATGAATTGATTGTAACACCAACCCACCCACAGATGAATTTAGTGATGTTCCCATTGGGGTTGTAGATGAAATAATTCGTATCCATGGAGTCAATCCACTAACACCTCCAGTACCATTCTTATTCATTGGTGAATTATTACCACCACGTTGGTCTAATTTTTCCTTTATTCTCGGATAAATCGTTGAAAAATTTGGAAATGTACCCATAACTTATTATTTATTAAATTGTGATATAATATCTGTGTAATTTTGTGGAATTCTTAAAACAGTTCCATCGGGTAATGCAAATGGTGCATCATGAATGTTATTAGCAGAAGCAATAATCCACCACAATGATGAATCACCATAGAAATCATTTGAAAGCGTATCTAATCTATCACCACCTTGGGTAACTACATAGATATCACTATCGGTTTTGGGTATCTTAGGATATATCTTTGTACGATATACCTCACGACCATCATTTAATTTCTTTGTTTCATTATTTTGGTATCTACTTGCCATAATTTATATTATCTATTTATAAGCCAGACGTGTAATATGGTCCAACTACATTACCATTTGATGATATACGTACTACCTTGTCTTGGCCAAAACCAGCATCTTTAGAATACATTACCAACCCATCATCATTCGAGATAGCTTTATGTTCACCTAACTTAGGACCTGTATAATTTTTATATCCTTCTAACGTCAATAAAGCAACTCTAATTGATTGTCCTACTGTTAAATTTTGTTTACTTTCTAATTCTTTTATTTTTTCAGTAGATGTCTTACCATCAAATGCATCTGAGGTGGATGCTTGAGCCAATGTAGTATCTTTACTAACATCGGCGGTTGGTAGTGGGGTAGTATCGGGCTTACCAGTTAATAAATTTTTAGGTAATTTAGGTGCCGATAAACTTGGTCCTTTAACAGTTCCTTTAGGAGTTATTTTTGGTAGTTTTTGTGTATAATTATTAACACTACCATCAGAATTCATCACACTACTATCACTAAACTTAACTGCCTCTTCATTAGCCTTATTAACTGCCTCTTTAGATTTTTTATAGTTGTATAATGAATTTAATGAACCATCACCTACATTTTCAACAAATTTAATTGTAATAGCAACGTCAATAAATTTAGGTAAAACAAACCCATCAATCTCAGTTTCCCATGGACTGGTATCTGGCATGGTATAAGTTAATGTTTCAATCAAACCAGTTTTATCAGTATAAATATCACCCAATTTAAAAGAAATAAAAGGTGGATTCGCTAAATTATCGTTAATACTTGGGTATGCCATTTTAGTTAAAGCAGATACTCGTTGCCAGTTTGCTGCTAATTCAAGTGCACTGTTACAATATAAAGAAATATTAAATGAAACACTTCGTTCTATTGATTCATATGTATAAAATTTATATGGATTACCAACAAAGTTATTAGATGACCAAGATGGTGATACATTTTCGGTTAATCCAGTAATTGTTCCTCTGAATAATGTTGGTTTGGAATTACCATAGTCTCCAATCCATAACGGAACTAAATCTACATATTCATCTCCACCTATTTTTACTTTACCCGTTAATTTATCAATTGATTCATACGAGTTTGGGTTTAAAATAATTTTATCTCCACGTTTACCAAACATACCACGTTTTACATCAAGGGTATCTGTTCTTTCAAAAGAATAAGTAGTATCTGGTTTACCCGTTTCAGAATTTATTTGTGGAGTGTATAAATTTTGGGAACTACCAGGATTTTTTGAATTTTTAAATCCATATTTAGTTTTACCAAATCTACCAAAATCATCGCCCTTTCGTTTAACCCCATACAAGGGTGAAACTAACGATAAATCTAATTTAGAATCTTCAAGTTCTTCTTTAGTAGTAATTAATGTCTTAGATGTATTTACATCACTATAAGTTCTTTCATCGGTGGTATATACTACTGCAAATTGTTTATTACCAGTAGCACCATTAGCAGTTAATGCCTGTTGACCTTCACCAAATAACTCACCTCTTAACTTATCTTTACCATATGAGATACCTTGACCTAATGCCTGTTTTCCAATTGTAGTTGGGTTACCTCCACCTGATTGTTTTAATAACTTACCAACTATACTACCGTTTGGTCCATATAAATCTTTAGTAATTGGAGTTTGAGAATTATTAAGAGAACCCTCTCCCTTAGCATTTGGTTTACTATCAACTATTTTACCTACAACTTCACTTGGAATTAAACCTTGTGGTATTCCGAGTGTGGTATTTATTTTATCACGGACATCTCCAATTGAAGTCATTGAACCACCCGTTATTTTACTTAAACCCTTACCAATCAAACCGCCATCACCTTCGGTACCACCAGTACCTTTTTTCATCTTTTCTACTAATGGGGTACTTCTTTGAGCAATACGAATAGCCTCATTACCATATATAAGAGGATTGTTCAACTCTACGAGTGATTTAACACGTATTCCTGACGTTTCTTGTTCGATGAAGGTTTCCTTATCAGCCTTAACTTGTTTGTCTTGTGGAGACCCTTTAAATAGTTCTAATATTGTTGGCATAATTAAGCGTTCCCCATTCCAAATTGATTTTTACTACTTGATTCTTGTTTCATAGTTACTTTTGCAGTAACATCATCCCCGTCTATGTAAACATTCTTATTTGACATAAATGCAGTTTCTAATTGTTTTAATTGAGCAATTACTCCATCCATAGATATACTCACACCACCACCACCAATTGATTCAGCTAAACTTAATGGGTTTTCACCACCACCAATTGATTCAGCTAAACCTGATGGATTTTTTGTAGCAAGTAAGAAATCATCAGGATGTGTTGATATCACATCCCCATTCGGTGAAATAACTGCATCATTTACAGAAGTTACCGAAGTTCCACTTTCACTACCAGAACTACCTACCAATCCAAATGTAAGAAAAGATGCAAGCGATGAACCAATCTCATATGCACGTGTCAATGGTTCTATTAAATATTCATTAAACCACATTCCTATATCTGTAATTATACTGCCAAATCCACTAAACATTTCAATTATCATATTAAATGGTTTAGCTATACCATCAATAAGATATCCTACAAATTGTGATATTGGAACTAATATAGCTCCTAAAATATCAAACACAAATCCAAGAGGTGCTAAAAGTGCACCAATCATTGAACCTATTACTCTGAATACGGGTGATATCACATTATTAAGAACTTCTCCGATATCTGCTAAGATGGGCATTAAGAAATCAGCAATTGGTGCAAGCATATCCATAAATGCTGTACCAATTCCACTCATTGCGTTACTAAATCTACTTGTCTGAGATTGTAATTCTTGTTGTCCTTTTAATCGTTGATTTTGTGCTTCTAAATCTGCTCGTGTAAGTTTACTTAAATCCTTACCACTATCCAATAATGATTGTGCTGCAGCAAGTTCTTCTTTCTTTAACCTACCAAATCGTTCTCTAATTCTCTGTTGATTAACAAGAGATGAGAACTCCATACCTGTTGCATCTGCAAGTGCTTCTTGTTCATATACATTTAATTTGGTTAAATCTCCAAGTTTTCCAACCTCGTCAAGTATTGCTTGTTGAGAACCTACAATATCACCATTTGCAGCAAGATATCGTGATTGGGATAAGTTTATATTAGTACCAAGTATTGCACTTGCTTCTAATTCTTTAGTTATACTATTTTGATAATCCAATAACCCTCTAGCAGCTTTTCCAGCTTCGGCTATTGAAGTACCCATTGCAGCAGCTTCTACTGCAGCTGCAGCTAATTCAGTAACAGAACCACCAAAGAACTGATATGCTACTTCAGAGTTATCTGCCATATCTTTGATAACCTTACCTGGTGCAACACCGGCCATTTTTGCCATTTCAGCAGTTTGACCGATTAAAGCTTGAGATTGGGTAGCAGATAAACCACCTATATTTTGAAATACTTTATTTAGTTTTGCTGCTTCTGCAGTACCAACTCCAAAGTTTTTATTCAATGCAACCATTGAACCAAGAACTGCTTTAGATGGTTGTTCTAATCCACCGAATTCATTGGTAAAATCAGATGCAGCTTTTGATACATCTTCAGCACTAACACCCAATCCAGCCATTGTACCAGATACTTGTTGTATGTTAGTTTGCAATTGTCTTGTTTGTGAATTTAGAAGACCGGTTTCATTTCTAAAATTAGCTGCAGCTTTCTCAATTTCTTGAAATCTCTTTATACCAACCATCAATGCAGCACCTATTGCTAATATAACAACACCAAGTGGTCCTAACATTCTTGCTGCAGCTTTTCCAAAATTAACTGCAGCCTTCATACCACCTTTTAATCCAGATGATAGTGATTTAGTAAAACTAGCCCCACTTTTTTTAGCTGATATAAATGATGATTGAAATCTTGTTTTAAATTTATGAGCAGCAACATCGGTAATTCTACTTGCACTTTCTTTTAATGGTTCAAATGTTTTTCCTAACATCTTACCAAAAATAGGAATACTTTCCAATGAGCCCTGAATACCCTCAAATGTATTTTTAAAAGAATTTGACACATCATCTGCAACAGTATTTACCTTTTCAGTTACCTGTTTCATACTTTGAGCAGAACGAAGCGATTCCTGCTGTGCATCCAATTGTGCTAAAAGAGTTTGTTTATATTTTTGATTTACACCAAAGTTACTTTTAGATACCCTTTCTTTTTGTTGTTCTAATGCGTTTATTTTTTTAGAGTAATTTTCCTTTTCACCCAAATCAGATAGTATTTTTTTATTTATACTAACTTCATTTGATAATTTTTTATTTCTTTTATCAGATTCTTTTGCAATATCAGACATTGAAGTTTTAATAGAACCCAACATCGATTGAGTAACTTTAAGAACCTCGTTATATTCTTTCTGTGAATTAGTATCTGCCATCTATATACTTCGATTAGTAATCGAATCCTAAATATTTTCTTACTTGTAGAGGTATTGCTTTTTTAACCTCTTCTTTATCTCCATTAAATCTATCTTCTATTTGTTTTTGAGCCTTAGATAATGATTTATCAGCATTAGCAACTGCTCTTTGAATTGATTTATCATTATCAATTCCTTTCTTAACTGCTCTTGCAAATAATCTGCCAAGGAAATTACTCTCATTAACCCACTTTGAATGTGTCTCGGTGAATAGAGTTTTTTCTTCTTTTGTAAGTTTCATATTGTTCTCCAATTATACTACTATAAATATACGGTATAAAAAAAGTGAGGAAGTTTTTACTTCCTCACTCTTACGTTTGGTCCTTTAGATGAAGGACTTTGTGATTTTTGTGATTTCTTTACTTCATCACTTTCTTTCTTCTTAGCATCTATTAATTGTTTATAATAGAAGTTTCGTATGTGAATTGGTAATCTATATACTCCTTCTTGAGTGAATCCATTACCATAATAACAAAGTTCAAAGATTTGTTTATGAAGTGCAACAGAGTGGTTACTCGGCAGGCCAAAAAAATCCTACGCCCATAGGAATCGGGCGTACCTCCATTTCTCCCGTCTGTGGGTCCTCGTACTCGAATTCCATATTTACATCAGGTTGTATTTTCCTAACTTCTTCTCTGAATGCACGAGTATCAATAGTTAAAAATCGATTGTTAATGAAATCTGTGATTGACTTAGTATCAGTCGTACCATCTACTGATGTAATCATAAAACGATACCTTGTAGTTAATTCAGAAGAAGTTCCACCTTTAGTCAATCGTTCTAATGCTTTTACATCTGCATCAATTTTCTTCTCATCACCATGAGATAATAATTTATATTCTAAGACAGTTCCCGATTTAGTAGTGAATGTATATCTATTTTCTCTATTTAATTTATCGAAATCAATTTCCTTGGTTTGAACTTTACCTAAATCTACGGAGATTTCGTTTTTATCACCAAGTTCACCTTCTATTTGAATTTTATACTGAGAACCATATCCTAAGATACGAGTTGCTAACATTATTGCATTTTTATCCCCTATCAATATATCATCTACATTGATACTTTTATCTACAATAATAGATTCAAATAACTTATCAAGAACCACCCCCTTTCTAATAAGATTCTGTGAAGCAAGAATTTCTTCTTCTTTAGCAGTCATGTATTTAATCTCAATTTGACCAGATGAGAGGGGATTACCTTCTGGATAACATTTACCTTGAGATGGAAGTGAGATTACTTCCGTTGGAAAATCATAATTTGACATAAACTTTTATTTAATTTGTTTGTATATAAATATATAATTTCAAAAAAGTTGAAAAAAAAAAGAGTTCTCAACAAGAGAACTCTTTCTGTATAGTAAAATGGAGTATTGTATTAGTATTCTAAAATTGCGTAATCGTATTCAAGAGTAAGAGTGATTTCTGATGGGTCATTTGAACTCCAATCCAAATCATTAAATACTGCATTCTGAATAAATGCACCTTTAATTTTCCAATTTTCAATTTTATCACCAACTGGTCCTAACATAAAAATATCAATATCTTTTTTGTAGAAATCAGCATAACCATCACGGCCTGTGATTGATTCATGAGAGGTTCTTACCCATTCCATTACTTGTTGTGCTCCACTCGGTACGATTGGGTCATATAAAGTAATATCGATAGGTTGCCAAGTTCCCTTACCTTTCAATTTTCTGTTTACGTTGATGTGATCAAGTGTTACAGTTTCAAATTGAATTGAAGGTCTGTTAGCTGTTTTGATAAGATATGATTGAATACCATCGATTTCCATGATGAAACGATTTTTCATCTTTGGTTCGAAATTGGTGTAGAACATATCGTTAAATTCTAATACTTCTGCCATTTTGTTTATTCTCCTATTATACTAATAAATATAGTTTTTTTATTTTTCTAATTATGCGGTGAAACTAGCACCAGTCGGTAGAATGTTGAAATCAATTACAATGAATTCAGCAGTCTTGGTAGGTTGTAAGTAAATAGCCCCTGCCAAGATGTTTCTATCGATTACATCTGGTGTGTTGTTAGATTCATCCATTACTACTCTAAATGAGTATAAACCTTGTCTTTGTTGGATTCCTTCTAAATAAGGATTAACAGTATTCAAGAATTTACCTCTTGTTTGAGCGGTGTTTTGTTCGAATACAAGGTATCTTGATGTAGATGCGATGTACTTCTTCACTTTGATAAGTAATCTTCTTACGTTGATTCTATCAAGTGCAGATGAACGGTCTTGAAGTGTTTTCTGTCCAAATGCAACAATACCTTCTCCAGGAAATTGAGCGATTGGGTTGATTTTTCCTTCATATAATGTATCTCTTTCAGCATGTGTTAATCTGTTCAATACAGAAACTGCTCCTACAATACCACCTCTATTTAAACCTGCTGGTGCAAACCATTCAGCTGCAACTGCATCGTTAGAAGCGTATATTCCTGGCATCAATACTGATGGTGGAACGGTTGTAAGTTTATTTGTTCTTGAATCTATCGTTTTAACCCATGGGTAGTAAGTACCAACATAGTTAGAATCAACTGATTGTCCTTGTTCTACTGCCAAATCAATTGAATCGTTATAATCAGTTACATCACCAATGAAGAATGCATCTTCTCTAGCTTCTACCATATCAGTTACTTTATCAAATACATAAGAGTGTAATCTTCT